ACACTTCCATAAACTGCCTCATTTCAGATTTTTTCCAACCAAGATCAAATTTTTCTTGAGTTATCATCCAGTGCATAGATGCAGTTTGTGTTGTGGTAATTCTTTGTCTTAATTCATTAAGATAATATCTATCCTTTTTAGTTCCATTATCAAAATGTTCTCGAACATACCAATCACCAAGATATGCAGACAAGGATTGCCATGATGCCATGTTCCAATCTTTATCACTCATAGGTTCGTCATTATCAGATGCAGAAAACCTATCAAATGGTTTTTCATTATCAATACTAAATCCTATTTGTGGAGATACCATATAGGTTCTGCCCTCAGTTTCATATTTTGTATATAAAGCATATATAAAATCATCATTATGTTTCATGACATGATAACCAACTGGCATAATTACCTCACCCAGTTCATAAGTTTTACCATTTGATTCATGTACTTTTTTTAATAAATCTTGACGATAAACTTCATCCCACTCAATCCATAAAGAATTGAATGGTGGTATACCTCTCTCCAACATATTAAAAATTGTTTCTGGTTTTGACATACTTGCTTGCACTGCATGATCTATAAGACCTTTACTTAATACAAATTTTTGAGCAGTGACGATTTCAGTTTGAATATTGCGCCTCATACCCTCTGCATATTTACCGCCTTGCCATCCAAGTATATTTCTTTTGGCATCTCCAAAAGCTGCGATTAATTCACTTGCTAGAATTGGTTTTTCCATAATTATCTCCTTACGATAGACCTATATAATCTATATAGTAATGATAACTACATTGTCAAGAGTAAACTATTCTTTTTTTGTTTTCCAAAAATATTCATCAGTATCTCCTAGCCTGGTGTTGTTACCATTTTCAACTTGATATACAACTGTGCTAACTTTAAAATCTGGCATCTTTGGTTTTTCAGGAGTCAGGCTATTGTCGTAAACTCTCATTCTATTGTTCGGATATAAACAATATTGTCCATTTTCTAATTGTAACAAATTAAATGATTTATGTTCTTCAGGCGTTTCACTGGTGCTATAATCAACTACATTAGGCTGATTATGGTAATTATCTAATGTGCATATATATATGCCTTTTATTATACCAAAATCTCTTGTGAACACTTCAAAGTCCATACTACCAATAAATTGTTTATG